AAAAAACATTGTGTGGTAATTTTGCAACAGTATAGGAGACTGTTTTGAGTGAAGGGAAGCTAATGGCCGAACAGGCCAGAGGGGAGCGAGCAGCGGCGCTGTTGCGTGACCCGTTAATTACAGAAGCGTTTGACGCACTTGAGGAAAAGTATGTCAGCGGTTGGAAAGATTCCTCGTCAACAGAAGGACGAGAAACGCTCTTTCAGATGTACCAAGCACTAATGGTGGTGCGCGGCCATTTGACGGAAGTTGTCGAGACAGGCAACTTAGCGAAACTGGAAATTAACTTCCAGAATAAATCTAAGAGGAGATAAAGAATGGCTGATGAAACTACAACCCTACTGGGTAGCGGTGATTCACTAACGAAAAGTCAAGCGATTGACGAACTCTTGAATGTTGACGCCCCCGAAGAGGCAAGCGAAGACGTACTAGAGCCTAATGCCGAAGCTGAGACGGTCGAAGAGACTGAAGAGGTTGAGGCGACATCTGAAGACGAGTATGAGGAAGATGACGCTGAAGAGCTATCTGAATCCGAGTATGAAGACGATGATGAAGAGTATGACGTTGATGTTTCCGAAGTTGAGGAAGTTGAGGACGAAAGTACTTATTACACTGTTAAGGTTGATGGTGAAGAGAAGGACGTTACAGCTGACGAACTTGTCAAATCCTACCAATTAGAACAGGCAGCGCAAAAGCGTATGCAGGAAGCAGCAGAGGTACGAAAGAACTCTGAAGCGGAAATGCAGGCTTTAGCGGAACAGCGTGAGAAGTATGGGCAGGCTTTGCAGTCTATTGAAGCCCAGCTTAACTCGGTGCAAGAGCAACCCAAAGAATACTGGGACAAGCTCTATCAGGAAGACCCGCTTGAATGGGCTAAACAGCGAGACAACTACCGCGAGCGCAAAGATGGACTCGTTAAAGTGCAAGCTGAAAAAACCCGTGTAGAGCAGGAGCAGCAGGCTCAGTTGGCGCAACAGCACCAGCAGTATCTTGTGGAGCAACAACAACAGTTGCTTGAGCGTATCCCTGAGTGGCGTAACGAAGAAACTGCCGCCCAAGAAAAGCAAAATGTAATTATGTATGCACAGCGTATTGGTTACAGTGAGCAAGAATTGGCAACGGCAAGTGATTCACGAGCTATCGAAGCTCTACGCAAAGCGTACCTTTATGACGAGCTTATGGCTAAGAAGCCAGCAGCTCAAAAGAAGGTAACAAAAGCACCGAAGGCCGTTAAGTCTGGTACTCCAAAGACGAAAAAACAAGCTAATGCTAATCGCGGTAAACAGGCACTAGAACGCCTAAACAAAACTGGCAGCAAAGATGCTGCCGTTGATTTACTTTTACAACGAATGAGAGATTAAAATTATGGCTACTTACAAAACAAGCGCAGCCGTTGGTGAGCGCGAAGACCTGTCGGACGTAATCACACGCATCGACCCAGAAGAAACCCCCGTATTTTCGGCTCTGAAAAAAGAGACAGGAAACGGCGTATTTGTCGAGTGGCAAGTACAAGAGTTGGCCGCTGCCGCTGCCGACAACCACGTAAACGAAGGTGCTGACGCTGCTCTTGCCGCTCCTACAGCTACTACTCGTTTTGGTAACTACATGCAGATTTCGGTCAAAGACGCACAAATCTCTGGCACATTGGACGCCGTTGATAAAGCTGGTCGTGACAAAGAAACTGCATATCAAAAAGTCCTCAAAGGTCTTGAGCTTCGTCGTGACATCGAGAAATCGCTTCACGCCGATACAGCACGTTCGGGTTCCGACCCACGCAAAGCTGGTTCGCTTTCGGCTTGGATTACCAACGTAGACGATGCCTCTGGCACTTCGGCTGCTGCTGGTGACGGTTCTGATGTTCCAGATATGGCTGGCACTAACCGCGCTCTGACCCTCGACCAAATCGACAACGCCATGCAAGCTGCATACACCGATGGTGGCCAGCCAAACATGCTCGTTGTTTCTCCTGCTAAGAAAGTTGCCTTCAGCGACTTGAACAGTGGCTCCGTTGCAACCAACCAAATCAACTACACTGCTCCACGTGAAGCAGCCATCGTTGGGTCGGTTTCGCTGTATCTGAGTGATTTTGGTCAGCTAGACGTTGTTATCGACCGCTTTGCGTCCGATGACCGTGTGTTCCTGCTGGACAGTGACTATGCTTCTATCTGCACATTGCCAAGCCGCAACTTCGCTGTAAGCGAGTTGTCGAAAACTGGTGACAGCGAGAAGTTCCAAATCGTGACTGAGTGGACATTGAAAGTGTCTGCTCCGAAAGCTCACGGTGCGGTATACGACCTGTCGTAGGTTGACAAGTTTGGGGGTGGCGGCCATTGAGGTCGCCGCCCCTTTTACTTACGAGGAGAATTTATGACCAAGAGATTTGTTAAAAGGGACGACATTACTGGCAAGGAAACTTGGGCGCATTTTAAAGATGACGGCTCAATGGTTTTTGAGACAAGCCAGAATGTAGACGCTTTGCTGAAGTCAAACAGGGAACAGCAAAACGACTTTAGAAAAAACAGCCTAGTGGGAAACACACAGAAGCACCAACAGAAGGTTGCGGAAATACCCACAGCGTTGTATCATCAATTACTGCTTGAGTTGGGACAGCCAAAGGACAATCCGAATGGCTGGAAGAAATGGCTCAACGAATACGATAACAGAGCATTTAGAACTAGTGGCGGAAGCGTATAATGGCAATCGGAACCTTTGGTGAACTAAAAACTGCTATTGCAAACTTTCTTGCTCGTAGCGACTTAACTGACCGCATCCCAGAGTTTATCTCTCTTGCAGAGGCTCGTATGGGGCGGGAGCTTAGCACTCGCTCTCAGGAAAAACGCTCTACAGCAACTGTGTCTGGTGGAGACGCATTTGTTTCCTTGCCAACAGACTTGCGCTCTGTACGACTCGTAAAGCTAAACTCCAGCCCGACAGAGGTTCTTGAGTATTACACACCAGTACGCTTAGACGAGATGTACTCTTCTGGCGCAACTGGCAAGCCTCGCGCTTACACAGTTGTGGGTGCCGAGATTAAATTCGCACCGACACCAGACGCAGACTACACTGCCGAGATTGTGTATGGTGAAGGCGCTGATGAACTGTCAGACTCTAACACTAGCAACACAATTCTAACCCGTCATCCAGATGCCTATCTGTATGGCTCTTTGGCCGCTGCTGGTGTATATCTAATGGACGACCAGAAAACTAACCTGTATGAGCAACTGTTTACACGGGCTATCACTGAAATACGAAGAGAAGAGGATGAAGGCAAACACGCTGGTTCTGCTCTCTTTATGAAATCTGATTACGGAGAATAACCATGAGCGCAATGAGCGATTACCTAGAGAACAAGTTTCTCGACCACTTCTTAGGCACAGCAAGCACATCAGCTCCTGCTGCCGTTTATATTGGCCTGCACACTGCTGACCCTACTGACGCTGGTACTGGCGCAGAGGTAAGCGGAAACGGCTACGCACGTCAGGCTATGGCCTTCGGTGCGTCTTCTTCTGGCACAGCCTCTAACAGTGGTGCTGTTGAGTTCCCTGCCGCCTCTGGCGGCAACTGGGGTACAATTACACACATTGGTATCTACGATGCTTCGACTAGCGGAAACCTTCTTTTCCACGCGGCACTAACATCCTCTAAGACCATTAATGATGCTGACATCTTTAAAGTTGCCGCTTCAGGTGTAGACATTACGGCAGCTTAATTATGGCTGACATCGTAGGGCCAACACTTGAGCAGTTAGACAACTGGGGAACGCTAGACACTCTACCGTATTCTCTTGACAGTTCTGTTTGGCTAACTGCGGCTCTTCGTGAGGGCGAGTCTGACGTTTCCACGTCATCCTCTGTTTCTGCTACATCATTTTCTATTCTTAATGGAGAGGCTGCTTTGTCGGCCTCCTCTACCGTCTTAGGTACAGGGCTGCGTATTGTAGTAGGCGAGTCGTCGCAAGCTACACAAGTGGATGTAAGCGCTAACGGGATGCGTATTCAATTCGGTGCGTCTCTTGTAGTTGGCCCTGCAACAATGGTTGCTACGGCACTGCGTATTGCCGTTGGCGAGTCACACCCATTTGCATCAACATCTGTGTCTTCAGAAGCAATAAGAGTTGTTGTTGGCTCTTCGTCCGTGTCCTCTTCGTCCTCTGTTTCTTCCTCTGGTATACGAATACAGATTGCTTCTTCGTCTTTGGCGTCAAGTGCAACCGCAAGCTCCGATGCTGCTCGTATTCGCGTTGGCGATACGTCAGCACTTACAAGTGC